CAAAAACTCTAGCTTATTTCGACACATTCCCATTTTGTTTCCCCTTCAGTATTGAATCCGATAGATTTCGCGGAATCAATATGCACTATCTTCCAATGGCTTTGCGCGCTCGCGCGCTCGGGATTCTTTACTCCTTTAGAAATAACTCCCTAATGAGTGATGATACTAAGCTCCGGTTGTCTTGGGAAGTTTTGAATGCTTTTGCGGTGTTCAAACCTTGTGTCAAGGAATATATCTTTACTCACGTTAAATCAAAATTTGTGAACATTGGATCCGACTCTTGGGCAACGTCCATATTTCTCCCTGTTAGTCAGTTTCAGAAGAAACCTAAAGAAGCGGTTTGGAGAGACTCCAGAAGAATGATCAGAGAAGCGAGAAGGAAGTAAACATGCCAGCAAACCAACCAACTCTTGGTAATTTTCAGACATTTATAGCAAAACTCAAAAAAAAAGGTTATGGGGCGGCTTCTAATAGGTATTTGGTAAACATCCAACCTAACAGTGCTGGACTCTTCACGAATACTCAATTTCAGAAGTTGGGGATCACGAATGTTCCGGAGATTTTAGAAGATTTGCGATATCTCTGCACAGCGTGTCAACTCCCCGGCAAAGAGATAGCAACCTCAGAGGGAAGAACTTTTGGGCCGGTTGTAAAATATCCGTATGTAGAAATTTATGGTGAGTTACCAATGACGTTTATTTGTACTAACGGAACATTCAAATCTAAAACTCCCCCAGGATCAGCTGGCGATATTAAGTATCCACCGGACGGATTCCAAGAGAAGAAATTTTTTGACGCATGGATACAGACTGTTATTCCATCAGATACGCATGACGCAAATTTTATGAATGAGTATTCTACAACAATTCAAATCTTCCAGTTAAACAGACGTAACCAAAAGATTTACGGAGTAAAACTGTTGAACGCATTTCCTATCGGGATTACTGAACAAGAGGTCTCGGCGGACGGCGCGGAGCAATATATCACCGTTTCCTTGTCTTACGATCATTGGGAAAACATTTAGCACAATTCTTTCTCAGTCAAGATTTTGAACTTCCATCCCATTTTGCGACAATATGACTCAGCCGATTTCCACTTGGCTGAGTTTTTTCCCCACTCTACAACCTCATTCACGTAACGTTTTGTCTTGCGTTTTGACCTGTTAGGTTTAGGCGCTTGACAAAACTTTTTTGGTTTTACTTCAATAAGGATTATCTCAATATTGTTGTTCTTGGTTCGGATCTTGATCAAGAAATCGGGATAATATCGGTGTGCTTTTCCGTCAATTGGGGAAAAATATGGGATAACGACTTCTTCAGAGTTCCACTCAAGGACGTTGGGGTTCAGGTCAAATGTCTTCATAGCCCGTAATTCCCAGAGCGATCTGTAAACGATGTTAGAAATGTTTCCCTTGTATTTTTTAGGGAATTGTGGTACGAATTTCCCGGAATAGCCTCTGTGAGTTCCCATGAAAGTATTTAGACGAAAAATAGGGAGCCCAAAAAGGGGGCTCCCATTCTCTCAATCCGCAACGTTCAGACATGGTATGCAGTGATTCTTTCTCCTACCAGAAGAAATCTTACAATAAGTTATTATCAGAATAGGAAGATTCTATATCAGCGAACAATGATTCCTCTATTTTCTGATATTCCACATTCATCTTTTCTATCAGTGCAGCGTATGCCGCTTCCGCTTTTTCACTTTTTACGTAAACGCTCTCCAAATTTTCATCTACAAGACCAAACCCTTTGAAGTATGCTTCTTTAGAAGGCACCTTGGCACGGCTGGAGTCTTTATATTCTTTGATTGTCCAGTGTCCACCATAATTTTCCAGATTTTCAAACATGTCTTGAACATCTTGAATGGAGAAGTGTGCCAGCACTACTTCATCCACAAACGCTTGGCGAGCAAATTCAGACCAAACATCTACTCTTTTGATATACTCCTTTTCTAATTTGGGAACCCATGAGTATTCGTGTTGCAAAGTTTCTTTTGGTATACGGATGTGAATCGCCCAGAATATCTTAACCATTTTCCGGCGAGCTAAACGCGCTTCAAACATTTCCCCGCGATGAATTTTGATATGACCAACCGTGAGTTTGTTTATCAAAAGCTGTCGGTAGTCGTGATCGTTTTTAGGTTGCACCGAACAAGCTGGTAGAACTTTCCGCAATTCTTCCGTCTCAGGTGGAGTGTGGCCCGATTCTTGTGGTTTGAACACCAATTCTTGCGTAACTTCACTGGGCGTTACTTCGGGTAAGTTTTGATCACACCCACTGAAAGCCAAGCAAAAGATAACGAAGATTGTTGCAAAACACATCTTTCTCATGATAAATTCCCCTTTGTTTTAATTAGGACTGGCAAACTGGCCCAGACCATAGCTTGCTTGAAGAGTGATTTCTTTGATTTTGCCCCGCGAAATCAGTTCGGGTTTGACGTACTTTTTCTTTTTCATGTAATTCCTCGTTTTCTGATGTTTATGTTATCTCAACTTTTCATCCAAACAAAATTGCTCCAAGGATAAGAAACCCCAAAAGTGTTGCGCAAAATAGGATCTTAAAGAGGACGAATAGCAGATAAAATATCATATAGAGCACCCCTGCTATTACAGGCGAAAGCAAGATGCATAACAGGCATCCGCAAGCTTTCCACATGATTTGTATCCCCCTTCTTCATTTACTGGAACCATCATACCACAAGAATTCTTGTTTGTCAAGCTCTTTTTTCAAAATTTTCGCTCATAAGTATCTATACGATAAAACTTTATGAAAGAGAAGACAAAATGACAAGAATGCTCCCAAAAATTGATGCTCCAACATACACAATGAATCTGGAATCCGGCCAGGAAATTCACTATAATCCGTTTACAGTTCGCGAAGAACGAACACTTTTGATCAGTATGGAATCCAAAGACCCAAAAGAAATTACTAATGCGGTTCTACAAATCTTACGAAATTGTATTCAAGAAGATATTGTAGTTGAAGATCTCCCGGTGTTTGACATAGAAAACATCTTCTTGAATCTTCGGAAAGTGTCTATTGGTCAAGAGATTGAACTCACTTTTCTTCTTAACAAATGCAAAAAATCTGGATGTACAAATCAGATTAAATTACAAATTGATCTTGCTGAGATTGATTTGGTAAGGGATCCAGATCACACTAAAACAATTCAATTGACTGATAATATTGGCATTGTGATGCGATATCCGACCGTCTCTATGATTAACGCTGATGCCGAATCTAAAATGCAATCTGGGTTTGATATGATTCTTTCATGTGTAGATTCCATTTTTACGGCGGATGAAACTTTCAAAGCGAAAGATGTTCCAAAAGAAGAGATTGAAGATTTTGTCAATTCTTTAAGCAGAGACCAATTCAAGAAGATTGAGAAGTTTTTTGAGACATCCCCGAAAATTACTAAAACGTTTCCAGTAATTTGCGATAAATGTGGGGCTGAAGACGAGATTATCCTTTCCGGACTCCAATCGTTTTTAGCCTAAGCCTGCACGGTCACGTTTCTTTGCAGGCGATGTATGTGACAAATTTTCAAATGGCTCAACATCACAATTGGAGTCTTACGGAGTTAGATGCTCTTTATCCGTGGGAGTGGGATGTTTATGTTGGATTGCTTTCAAATTATGTAAAAGAAGAAAACGAGCGCATTAAAAATGCGAATAAAGCAAAAGGATAGTTATGTCTAAGAAAAAATCTTATAAAAATTTGATTAAAAGCCTTGAAAATACTGATAAGAAACACCAGAGAAAAGCTGATGCTGAAGAAGATAAAAAGGAAGGATCTCTAATATCCTGGATAATGAACGCAACTTTATCTAAAACTCGGCCATTGTCTTCTGAGGACGATTGATTGTATAAATACTTATATACGACCAATAAAAAGGACCATAATTTTGGCAGCCACAGCAGAATCCCTAACAATACTTAACGTAATTTCTCAGTTAAAGGATAATAACAAAGATCGTGTAACTTGGGAAGAAAAGAATCTTTCTGCTCGCCAGTTAAGTTTACGTCAAGCTGACGAAACGAACACCCTTTTGAGTGGTGTGGTTGATTTGTTTGAGTCTTTTTTGAATCGTAAAGAAATTCCTGTTCAAATTGTTTGGCCAAAAGAAAATTTGGCAGAAGAATATCCATCTGTAACGCCAGAATCAGAAGAAAATGATCAAAACGTAGAACTCTTGTCAGAAACAAGTGCCGGAATGTTTGGTGTACTTGGTAATATTTTTGAAGTCATGAAATCACAACTTGCTTTTGACACGGATCTGGAACGAATTCGGGAACGGCAGAGATATGAGCAAGATGTGTTAGAAGCTTTGCGGGCGCAAACAGAAGCAGCTGAAAATAGTGCCCCGCCTGAAGGTGATAAACCATCTTTTTTGAGTGGGATTTTAGACACGGTTGCAAATTGGGCAGATATTGTAACGGCGCTCGCCTTAACTATGCCAGCATTGTTAGCGTTTGCTGGTACAGCCGGAATAGTTATTGCTGCGGTTGGAATTCTTGGTATAGCATTAGCAGCATTCTATGAAATGTGGGAAAGTGGAGATTGGACACAAAATTTCATAACACGCGGAATTGATAAATGGATGCCAAAACTTGGGGCGGCTATTGACTGGTATTTTGATATATGGTGGAAAATTCTATATGGGATCGCGGATGGATGGGAATGGATGGCAAAAAAATCTAAATCTGCATTTGATACGATAGTTGGGTGGTTCTCTAATCTTGGCGAAGCTATTAAAGAAGCACTTCCGAATTTCGTGAAAGAGTGGTTCGGTATTGAGGATGCTCCAGAACAACAGGTTCGTGCTAAACAAGAAAAACTCAAACAGGCAACAATAGAGGCTCAAGAGAAGGTAAACAAAGAAACTGCTAAGTTTGAAAAGGCGAAAGAAAAGGCGAAAGAAAAAGGAAAAAAACTTCGGCCAAATCAAGAAACAGCAAAAATGTTGGCTGATCATGAACTCGCCAAAGCAAAGCGAGAAGAAACGGCATTTGATTCAAAATCCGAAGAGCTTAAGATTTTTGATGAACGAATTTCAGAGAAACAACTTGAAATAGAGAAACAAGAAAAAGTTGTAAAGTTCAATGAAGGATATGAGAAAGATGGTAAAACTGTTTACGCGGGTGATGTAGCGCGCCGAAAAGAACAAGAATTACGGGATGAATTGGCTGAGATTAAGGCACAGCGAAATGCGGCCAAGACCGATAATGGAACTCCGGAAATTGCAAAGGTTGCTGAGAAAGCGTTAGGTCTATCTGAAAAACAAATGGAGAATTTGCTTGAGCAGAGAGATATTGATTTTGACGAAGCGATGAAAGCCCAAAACAAACTTGATAAATTGAAAGCGACTCCAGGTGTTACTCCAGAACTAATTAAACGGGCAGAAAAGAAAGCAGCCGAAACTCAAGCAAAATTTGACATAACTCATGCCAAAATTGGTGATTTCAGTCCTGTAAGAATTGTTGAAGGTGGGAAAGTTATTGACACAAAAACGGGTCGAGAAATTTCTTTAGAAGGACGGCCTCCAACTGAAGCGGAAATTATTGCGGGCCATGTACCAGTGATGCCGCCAGGAAAACCAATCGCAGATCCGCGCGATGACACATATAGAAGTGATCCCTTTCCTGGAGAAGAGAAAATTCCGGAAATTGTTAAGAAAAGGTTGGAAGCAACCACATTCCCAGATCTTGCCCCAATTGAAATGGCTGAATCCGAACGATCAATTGAAATGACAAAGACGTTTCATCAGGATGTTGAAAACCAGAGAGCCAAAATGGATGCTGTAATGACCCCAACTTTATCTTCCCCGACGATTGTTGCACCGAAACGAAATTCTACTGTGATCAACGCGAACAAAACACAGAATCTATTCGTACAACCAAATCCGTTAGATTCGGAACATACTCTACAGCGGGTGAGAATGTTGAGTTTGGGGTTTTAATCTCCAAGTGCGGCCAAACCATCCGTACAACATTGGACGAACCAGTTTCCAGCGCACCAGAGAAATATCCCGGCAAAGACAACGAAAAAGTAACATCCAAATGTTCTAATGTTGCTTTTAGGTTTCTTATTTTTTCCAATGCTGGCCCAGTCATCTTTAACGGCCTGTTGAACTCTATGCAATGCCACCGTTTCTCTCCTTTTTCTCAAGTCTGTAACCATTAAACCACAGTTTCAACCGCTTGTCAAGCTTTATTTTCACATATAGAAAACTCTCCAAAAAGAAATTTTTGGAGAGTTTTGAATTCATTCAGGGTCTTTTAGAATGGGATATCATCAGCCGGATTTGCAGCGTCTGTTTTCTCAGCCATTTCAAAAAACTCTTTGATAGCGCCTTCAGAGAGGTCTGCGGTCTCACCAGCAGGAGAGGGTGCCATAGGCGGTGTAGTCGCATCAACAACTTTAGCCGTGGGTTGTGACGATTGAGGTATCTGAGGTGTACCGAATCGCATCTTATCAAGACGAGCTTTCAATTCTTCGTAAGTCTTGAACTGATCTTCAGCAACAATTTCGGAAAGACAGAATTCATCTTTCCATAGCGCTTCCATCGCCTTTTCACTCTTAGCCAAAGGTTTTGACGGTCCCCAAGTTGACTTGGCATAGGTGTAGAATCCATCCGATTTCTTGTGGATCCGGATCTGAAATTCGCAACCTTCAAAAATGTCCGTCACGTCAACCGAGACGAATTCAGCCTCATCTTTCGCGTCTTCGTCTCCGAGCACGTCCTCAAACTCGGCGGTTTCTTCGGGCTTGATCAGTCTATCCTTGATCATCTGATAGATCGCTGGACCGAACTTGAAGAGTTTGATTTTGCCGTTGTTCTCAGGGTTAATCGGGTCTTTGATAACAAGAATGTTGGCAACGTACTTCTTATTCTGCCGTTGTCGCCGGGCCTGTTCCTTCTTTGTTTCCAAACCAGAATCCCAGAGCTCTCCGTTAAATTCCCACACCGGATCTTCTTTTCCGATGGACTTTAAGCTCTTTTCAATGTACCACATCTTATTTCCGGTCGGGCCGGTGATGTAGAAATTGTATTCGGCAAATTCTACCCACGGAGTAACAAGTTCCTTCTCCATATCAGCGGGCGACACGGGAAGAAATCGGATAATCGCTTGGCCAGTATCCGTTTTCGGATTGCGCTTCAGCGTCCAATACCGATCATCATCATAACTTTGTTTTTGGTTGGTTTGTGAGACTTTCTCTTTGAGGGCTTCTACTGCGGTCTTACTTTTTCGTTTTAGTTGTGCAAACGTCATGTTTCGTTGTGTTTCCTTTTTCTGTGTGGTTCAATTTAGTGTTGGGTACCATTACGAAATGCTTCTGTGTTATTTGGGTCTCCTTTCTATGTTCATTAAATGGTAGCGGGTTGGAGAGTTGAACTCCAAGTTCAACCTTATGAGGGTTGTGTGTTGGCCATTTACACTAACCCGCGTCAACCAGTATTTGATTACTCATCTTATCACACTTCCTACTATTTGTCAAGCTTTATTTCAAATTATTTTACATATGAACGATTTTAGGATCGTCAAAATCTGGATAAGTTTTGTGTGAAGATTGTTTCCTTTCGCGCCGCTTCCACGAGCAACTCAATAGCGTGAGATTCTGAATCCTCGCCTGGATAAAATCCGTCGTTCCACTGAGCTTCGGCAAACAACGCGTTCACAGCGTTTGGAACATTCGGTGTTTCCTCAAAACGGTCCCAAAGTGTCAGGCAACGGTCCAAATCTTCTTTGGTGTTTCCTTCATAAAGTTCACTATCAACCCATTCAAGTAGATCGGTTTTAGACATCTTTTCCATACTCCGTTTCTTGTGTTCCGGTTTCTGGCCAATAAACTTCGCCGTTTGTTACGAAACATATAATAACTTTAGATGATTTCTCTTTTCGTGTGAAGACTTCGTAAACGTCATTCGTCAACCATTCCCGAGCTTGCGCGAGAATTTTAGAGAGTTGTTCATCTTGAATGATCCAACCTCCGATAAGTCCGGGCGTGTATCCACAATAGAACATAATCTAATCCTTTAGTTTAAGAGCAGACCGGAAGTAGAAAGGAGCGCACGAAAGCCTTCCGGTCTGCTCTATGGTTGACTAACGAGTGTTTGTTGAGTTGAGGAGGGAGTGAGACCCACTCGTTATCAACCCTGCAAGATTTATCCTATCACAATTTCTCTGATTTGTCAAGCTAAATTATTGAAAAAAGAGGCTCATTCATCAACAGATCGTCATAACAACATTCTTTGTCTTTTTCGTGTTTGTGTGCATCCGCCTCCACGTCGGCCCAAGACATGTTATTTTGAAGCCAGTCCAGGATGTTATAGTTGTCAAATTCAAACACGATAATAGTATCATCATCAAGAGATTCTTGAATATCTCCGTTAAATTCGCCGCGTTCCTTTGCGAAGTATGTCGCGCGGTGCAAGGCAACCGTTCTCACGGGGATATGCCAAATTTCTTCGTTCGAAAGTTCCAGTTCAATCGTTTGGTCTATGATCTTTGGTCGCATCATCTTTCTCCAATTGTTGTAACAAAATTTTTAGCAATTCCTCGCCAGTAAGACTAATCTGAATTGGGACACTTGGTCCTTTTACTGTCAGTCGGCATTTTTTGGGCATTTCACTTCTCCATTTTCGTCTTGAGTATTTGCCGGAAGCCATTAATTTGAGACTCTGTAAAACTCAATAATATAGCATACTTTTCACACTTTTGTTTCACTAATGGCCAAACAATTCCTTCAGAAATTCCGGCATCAAACTTAGAAAAAATCCCACCAAGAACATTCAAAATTATGAGTGTTTCAATGGAAATTTGCCGCCTGAGATACCCTTTCAAAATTGGTGGATGGTTGCTGTCTACACATTGGAACCACTCTCCGAGTTGCTTATTGTGAACTTCAGAATCCAGAATCATCTTATCCAGTTCGTTTCCGAAAACGTAAGATAGATTTTCCAACTGTTTTCTGAATTGTCGGAGATTGTCAAGTGAAAAATCCCCGAACCATTGTTGATCCGCCAGAAGATTTCCAGTTACAAATTGAATCGCTTCTTTCTTATTGGCGAGTTTTTTTGCCCATCTCTTGAAATAGTAAACGTCTGAGCGTTTCTCAAATGCTTGAACTGATCTTCTGATTTTTCCGGAGTACTTTACGTAATTGTATGAGGTTTCAAAATGTGCTCGTAATGCTGCGTAAAGCAGATACAACTCATATGCGTTCATTCATCTTCACCCCAAATAGATTCAACAATGGTTGTCATAACCAAGAATACCCCTATCGTTGAAACCAACAACCCAACCGAAATCAAAAATGCCACAGCAAACAATAGGAGCAGTGGCCATGTAAGGAACAAAATTGGCTTGCCAAACCCCGATGCAAAGAGAATACCAAGTAAAAAATACAACATAACTGCTGGAAGAACCCAAGTCATAACGATAACCTTTCTCAAACTGGAAGTTTGTTTACCTTCTTAATCTGATTCTTACTTTCGGCTTCTGAAGCGAGTTTTTCTCGGATTTGCCCAAGCAGAAGTTTCTTGGCCGAGTCAATCTCAATCCCGCGTTCTTCTAAAAGCCACAG